CATCATGACCAAATATGAATGGCCCGAAGAAGAATTTAACAGTGCGTGGGAGCTTGGTCCTCACGTATGTAAGAAGACTGAGTTTGTCCAACGTCCCTTCGATAAGAAGTGGGTGCGTTGGGAGCTGGTGGTTTCAAACTATGAACCACAAGAGGGTGACTTTCCTTTTTCTTCTACGATGAATGCTCGTGAAGTCTGGATTGTTACAGGAGTATGGCACGACAGGCCAGCGAAGGCCATTCAAGAAAAGAAATCAAGGAGACATTGAGATGGACATTGAAAGAGAACTACGACGTAACGTCAAGGAACTACAAGGCCAGTTGCAAAGAGCCTATCAACGCATCAAAGTTCTACAAGAAGAACTTCATGCGGAACGTAGGAAAAATAACTCTAACTCTAACTTCAAAAGTGGTATGTCCGGTTGGGCATTGATGGATGATCCAGACCACAGATCATAAGATGAGGGAAGACGTTAGTCTTCTTGGACGCCATTCTTTTCTTGACAAATACGGAGAAGATATGGAATCATTCTATGATATGGTTACGTCAGAGAAAATACGAGGTATTGTTGAGACAAGTTTAATTAACATACGAGAGTGGAAACAAAAGGAGAAGGTTATGTCACGAGTTAATGATTGGCTAATTGAAATGGAAGAAGACGCTGTACATTTGAGCCTGAGTGCTTGGCTTGCAAAGCATGGCACGAGTCGAAAAGATATATGGGCAAGAGTACAAAAAGAATCAGAAGATCAACTGGACCTGTTACCCGATGGCTAAGACGTTCATTCAAAAAGAAAGAGATCAAATCTTTCATGATATTACAATACAGTACAGACGGGAAGGATATTCCCGACGTGAAGCAAGAAGATTCGCCAAGCTGGATACTGATGACATTATGGCAGACAAAGAAACTTTTGTTGATAACTTCATTAGAGATACATGGGAAGATCAAGATGAATAAGAGAATAGTTTGTATCGAATGGATTGATTCAGCAGAGTATGAAGATGCTGATTGGAAGACCGAACAGGAAGTCAAAGATTTAAAACCTATGACGATCAAGACCGCTGGCATACTGGTGAATGAGGACGATCTCTATTTAACCATAGCATCATCCATTAATAATTCTGATAGCACAGTGGATGCAGAATATGGTGGGTTGATTTCCATACCAAAATTTGCTATAACAAAGAGATGTTCTGTTCCCGTTAGTTTTACAGATGAAACTATGAACATACGAACGAAGGAAATAATAGATGGCACTTGGCCGGGGCCGGGTGTTTAACAACAACCTAATTAACCGTATGTAGGTAGTACTTACGTACTACATACGGGTTAATTAGAATGAGAGGAACCGAAATGATTAAACGACAGTGGCTCGATAGAGGTCCATGCCCTAAGTGTGGATCGTCAGATGCTAACGTCAATCACCAACAAGGATATTCATTTTGTTTTAGTTGCCAGACACGGTTCGGAGATAACATAGTCTCCATGCCCAAACAGGAAACAAAGCCTATGAATACAACTGGAACGTGGGGAGAGCTTTCCGACAGGAAGATCTCCCTTGATACTGCAAAGAAATATAGTACGAAGATTAAGTCTGAGGGTGCAATCATAACCCATCACCTGTATGGTTACTTCAACGAGAAGGGTGAACAGGTAGCACACAAGATACGCCAGACAAAAGACAAGAGGATGTGGACTGAAGGCGACATCAGTGATGCCGTTCTCTTTGGTCAGAATATCTTCTCACCTAAAGGTAAATACGTTACCATCTGCGAAGGTGAAGTGGATGCCATGAGTGCCTATGAATTAATGGGATCAAAGTGGCCTGCCATATCTATTAAGACAGGTGCGGGATCTGCCTTGCGTGACTGCAAGGAATCCTTCCGCTATCTTGATAGCTTCGACAACGTGGTCATATGCTTTGATATGGACAAGCAAGGACAGGAAGCGGCTGAACAGGTAGCTCAGTTGTTCGCTCCCAACAAGGCACGGATTGTTAGACTCGATCATAAGGATGCTAATGAATATCTCAAGATGGGACAGCGTGAAGCATTCAATGATTGCTGGTGGAATGCAAAGCCATACACACCTGCCGGGATAGTTAATCTCAAGGACATAGGGATGACCTTGTACGAGGAAGACTATTGTGAAACGTGTCTCTATCCTTGGCCGAAGATGAATGAAAAGACCTATGGCATGCGAACTGGTGAGCTAATTACCTTCACCTCTGGTGCTGGCATGGGCAAGTCAAGTATAATGCGTGAGCTAATGCATCACTTCCTTCGCAACACAGAGGACAACATAGGTATCATAGCTCTTGAAGAAGGTATCAAGAACACCGCATGGAATATCATGTCGGTCGAAGCTAGTTCCCGTCTGTACATTAAGGAAATCAGAGATGGTTACACACAGGAACAACTACAGGAGTTTCAAGATAAGACTATAAACTCTGGTAGGTTCTTCGCCTTCGATCACTTTGGATCAATAGACAACGAAGAGATACTAGCGAGGGTTAGGTTCATGGCGCAAGCTCTTGATACTAAATGGATTTGTCTTGATCACCTTAGTATCCTAGTTTCGGGACAACAGGACACAGACGAGAGAAAAAGCATAGATATATTAATGACCAAGCTGCGATCTCTCGTGGAGCAGACAGGTATCTGTCTCCTTCTGGTGTCTCACTTACGTAGACCTTCTGGTGATCGTGGTCATGAAGAAGGAAAAGAAATATCTCTCTCACACCTGAGAGGATCGGCGTCAATTGCGCATTTAAGTGATTCCGTTATCGCACTGGAAAGAAATCAACAGGACGATGATCCTATCGTATCCAATACAACCACCATTCGTATATTAAAGAACAGGTATACTGGTGATACAGGAGTTGCAACACACTTGTTTTATAATAAAGATACTGGTAGAATGACAGAGATAGCAAACCCATTTGAAGTAGGAGATAACGATGGCGACTAAGAAGTTTGATAAAGAGTTATATGATAAAGCAAATCCATTATCTAATGGACTAATGTCTGCGTGGTTAGAGCGTAACGGCTACAACTCCATAGATCCAGAAGAAACCTATGGAGTGGATATCACATGTAAGAAGGATGACACACCAGCTTTCTTTGAAACTGAAATTAAATATAGTTGGGTTAAGAGATGGCCTAATGAATGGCAGGAAGTACGTATTCCATATAGGAAACATAAGATCATAGACAAGTGGGTACGCAATGGATCTGAAGGTACACTAACTTTCATTGTGTTTCGTAGTGATTGTAAACAAGCGTGGTTCATTGATGGACAGGCCGTAAGAGATGCTGATGTTAAACCAATTAATAATAAGTACATGTCCAATGAGAAGTTCTATCATATAGATGTGAACGATGCCAGTTTAATTAATATGGAGAGCTTAGATATTACAGATGACTTTATAAATTCAAAGTACCCGGCATGATGATAAATCTTACTGAATTTGTACGTGAGTTTAAAAATGGCTATAGTCATACTTTACAAGAGATCTATTGCTACGGAGATGAAATAGTGGAGAAGTTTCGTCCTTCCAAAAAAGAGGCACGGCAATTGAAAAAGATTCTAAATACATGGGATATAAGTTCAGAAGAAAGAACATTGTATCGAATCCTTATTAGAGGAATGCTTCAGCATATTCCTCGTTCTTACAAGGAGTGGAATGAAGATGATAACTCTTACTGAAGAAGCTAATGAGCACCTGTCACGTATAGTCAGGGATCAAGATGTTAAAGGCATACAGCTTGGTGTAAAGGGTGGTGGTTGTGCTGGCTTCACCTATGAGTGGGACACCTTGGATGATGTCCCTGAAAGGCACACTGTAATATCATTACTTAATGGTAATTTATATGTTAGACCAGAGGCTTTAATGTTTCTGTTGGGTGTAACTATAGATTACACTGATGGTATCAATGGTTCCTATATAGTATTTAAAAATCCTAACGCTACATCTCAGTGTGGATGTGGAGAAAGTTTCGGAGTATGAATGTAGTACTTGATATAGAAACAGATTCCTTGGATGCAACGAAGGTCCATTGCATTGTAGCGAAGGATCTTTCTACATCTCAGGTACACGTATGGGATCAGGACAATCTTGATAAGTTCAAGCCGTGGTCTGATACCGTCGATAACTTTATCATGCACAATGGTATATCCTTTGATGCACCAACACTCAACAGATTACTTGATACGAATATTAAACTCGATCAGGTGATTGATACTCTTGTATTGTCTCAACTGTTTAATCCCATTAGAGATAAGGGACATAGCTTATCAGCATGGGGTGATAGACTTTCATTTCCCAAGATGGAATGTGATGTCTTTGATACATATACAGAGGACATGCTGGAGTACTGCAAGAATGATGTCGAGCTAACACATCAGCTATATGATAAACTTTCTCAGGAAGGCAATACCTTTTCCAAGTCCTCCATTAAAATGGAACATAAGATCAGAGCTATCATAGATCAACAGGAGAAGAATGGATTTGCACTGGACATACGCAAGGCCATAACCCTGTTGTCCCGGTTGTCAGATGAAGCACATCAACTGGAGAACTGGTCTAAAGTTTCCTTTGATCCTACGGTGGTGGAGTTAAAGACCAAGACAAAGTACATACCATTTAACATAGGATCGAGACAGCAGATAGCTGATCGTCTTATGGAACTAGGATGGAAACCTAAGAACTATACAGACAAAGGTAACATAATAGTTTCTGAGGAGATCCTCAATCGCATTGACATGGAAGAGGCCAAGAAGTTCTCACGCTTCTTCCTGTTGCAAAAGAGGATAGCTCAGATCCAATCTTGGATTAATGAATATAATGATATCACTGGTAGAGTACATGGCAAGGTGCTAACTCTTCGGACTATCACAGGCCGCATGGCCCATCATAGTCCTAACATGGCACAGATACCAGCCATCCGTAGTCCCTTCGGTAAAGAATGCAGGGATTGCTGGACCGTTGACAACCCACATACTCATACCTTGGTAGGCACCGATGCCTCTGGTCTTGAACTTAGATGCCTCGCTCATTTAATGAACAACGAAGCATATACCAATGAGATCCTGAATGGAGATGTCCATACTGCCAACATGAAGATGGCAGGTCTTACCGACAGGGATCAGGCCAAGACCTTTATCTATGCCTTCATGTATGGAGCAGGTGCTGCCAAGATAGGAAAGATCGTAGGTGGAAACAAAGAACACGGACAAGAGCTAATAGATAAGTTCCTGCATAATATGCCAGCCCTTAAAAGGGTCCGTGCTGGCGTTCAGAGAGCCGCCAAGAGGGGTCTAATACGAGGGGTGGATGGTAGGAACCTCCACATTAGATCACCTCACTCAGCACTTAACACTCTGATCCAAGGAGCAGGAGCAAGTATATGTAAAGACTGGTTAATTAATATGGTACATAGGATTAGCCAGAAAGGAATTGATGCTCGACTCGTAGCGTCGATACACGATGAGTACCAGTTTGAGGTAGCAAGGAAGGATGTGCCACAGTTCGGTGTCATAACCAGAGATGCTATCAAAGACACAGAACGTAGACTAAGGTTCAAATGTCCATTGGATAGTACGTGGAAGCAGGGAGTAACGTGGACTGCGACACACTAATTAACCGTATGTAGGTAGTACTTACGTACTACATACGGTTTAATTAGATATTGGCAATTTAATGCTTGACATGATGGACCGTTTATGAGACAATTCGTTTTCAACATAACCAAAATAGGAGATATATAAATATGTCAGTAATTTCTGGAACCGCTTATTGGGCTGCTATCACCAATCCTAACACCACCTTTGATTCTGATGGTGTCTGGTCTGTGGATGTGGCTAACCTTGATAAGAAATCCCTTGACCTTGTAAAGAAGGATGGGCTTTCCATCAAGAATAAGGGTGATGAACGTGGTGATTTCATTACGATCAAGCGTAAGGTTCGTCGGAAGGATGGTTCTCTCAACCGTGCTCCTGATCTCGTTGATGGTCAGAAGCGCACCATGACCAATACCCTTATTGGAAATGGCTCAAAGGTTAATGTACACTACACGACCTATGAGTGGGAGTTTAAGGGCCGACCGGGAGTGAGTGCCGACCTTCGTGCGGTACAGGTAACGGAACTTATTCCATACAATACGGAGGCAGACGAAGCCTTTGATGTTGTAGACGGTGGGTTTGTTAGCGAAGAGGGTGACGAAGACATCCCTTTCGCATCATAATTAGTTAGTCCTTGAGTGGGAGAGGTATAATGCCTCTCCTACTTTTCTGACATGAAAAATATACATACATTAGTTGAGGATATCTATGATCTCTTTGGTCCTGACGAGCTTTCTCTCGACGAAAGAGAAATAGATTATCACGTAGATGAATTTGCAACCAACATAAAGGAGCACCTGAAACTATTTCTAAATGAAAAACCTCGTTCCAAAAGTAATCTCCGGCTGTCTGCCATCGGTAGACCAGATCGTCAACTATGGTATGATATGCATTCGGAAGAGGAAAAGGTAATACCGTTGACTCCATCAACACGTATCAAGTTTCTGTATGGTTACATACTTGAGGAACTTCTTATTGTGTTATCCCGTCTGGCTGGACATAGCGTAACGGACACACAAAAGGAAGTTACGGTCGAAGGAGTAAAAGGACATCAGGATTGTGTGATTGATGACGTACTTGTAGATTGCAAGTCTGCATCACAGTGGAGCTTTGAGAAGTTTGAGAAAGGCAGACTCCAAAGAGATGATCCATTTGGATACATA